GTATTATTGAATATAGTGAAGATGAAGATGATGATGAAGATGATGATGATGATGAAGATGAAGATGAAGATGAAGATGAAGATGAAGATGATGATGATGATGAACTTGACATTGATATTGATAATGAAGATGATATTGAGATTGAATGTGATGTTATAACTGAGGACATGTCTACAAAACTAGTACATCTCGACAATGTATCACACTCCGATGTAATAAATTTAGATAATAATATAACAATTCAACAATTACCAAATGAAAGTATCAATTTAGATAATGATTTAGACAAAACGCTATATGATGGTGATGTTTATAAAAAAATGACAATTCAACAACTACGTCAACTTGTAATTGAAAAGGGATTAATAAGTGACCCATCAAAGGTTAAGAAACCAGAATTAATCAAACTATTATTAGAATAAATCATATTAGATGCATTTTATTTACAATAATAAAAAATAAACATATAATATATATTTTAAAACTTACATATTATAATGTTTACGGCTATAAAAATAAACCCAGAATATATTAAATGTGCTTATCCTGATGTAAAAGAAACTATACCAAGAACCGAACGTGGTTATCATACAAATAATAAATATGATAATGTTCCACCGATTATGCATGATGGTAGGTCAATTGCCGCATCAGCTCAAATGAATTCTGTTGCAAATTCCGATATAATCAAAAAAAATGGCATTAAATCAAATTGGCAATATAGACAATATTTAACGAATAATGGTGTTGATATAATTAAATATAATTTTACAGAATCATCAAATGATATGGGATATTATAAACGTTATACTGAGTCACTCGATTCACCTGAGAATGTTAATTTAAACAAACCATCTCAGCATTTATTAAAAAGCGATTTGAAAGATATGTATTTAAGTAGAGAACAATTAAATTCAATCAAATCTATACCAATTACCATACCAAACGTATATAAATAATTGTATATAATATTCAATGAAAAATATAAAGATTAATGTTTATATTTTGCATCCAAATGAAAATTATTAGTTTTGATGTTGGCATTCGAAATCTTGCATATTGCATAATATCAGTTGACAATAATAAATTAATCATCAATGATTGGAATATATTAAACTTAATAAATTCAGACCAATCAAAACCTATATATAAGACATGTACATGTTACAATAAACAAACACGGAAAAATCAACCACTTAAACTATGTGGAAAAAAAGCCAAATATATAAAAGATGACCAATATTATTGTGATAAACATGCAACATTAACATCTGAATATATAATTCCGACCAAATTACATACGATTTCACATTTACGTAAATTGAAATTAAATGAATTACATAATATAATAACAACCCACGATGAACTTAATAATAATGATGTTATCAAAATAAACCGAATTGATATAATAACCAAAATAAATGAATTTTATGAACAAACCTGTTTTAAATTAATTCCGATACCAAAACTCAAATCCGCAAATGACATTGATCTGATACAAGTTGGTCGAAATCTGAAAATATTATTAGATAATGTGATTGGAATTGAAGAAATAACCCATATATTAATTGAAAATCAATTATCACCTATTGCAACACGTATGAAAACAATACAAGGAATGATTGCGCAATATTTTATAATGAAAAACAATGAAAATCACATTGAATTTATATCATCTGTTAATAAATTAAAACAATTTAGTGATACCACAACTAAAACCACATACAAAGAACATAAATTAGATGGAATACAATATACTATAAAAATAATAAATAATAATGAATGTTTATCAATGTGGAAAGATGCATTAAGTATAAAGAAAAAGGATGATTTAGCTGATAGTTTTCTACAGGGCATTTGGTACTTAAAACGAGATAATATAATTTATTACGCGGAGGATTTAAACATAAAATTTGTATAACTATCATAATAATAGTATGGAAATTATTGACATTGGATTAGACAGTTTAGATTCTATTAATATCAATGATGATAATAATCAACGAAAATCGGTAAATTTTGGACCCGGAATTGAATTATTAATGAATGATAAGAAACGGTCATCGTCAAATGATTTAAACGTCGAATTAGACAATTTAGATGATTTAGAAACCGAATTAAATAATTTGTCTGCAAATGCAACTAATAAATCGACCACAAATGATGGTGGAATTGCATCTAATTTGTTTAATTTAGGAGGATTTTTCAAATCAAATGACCCAGTCGAAATTCAAGTCGATTCACTTGATATGAATAATGACTCACGCTTAGGACAATCTACACGTGAAAGTTCCGGAAGTGCTAAAACATGGGATGGATATTCTAAAATGAATGAAATGCCCAAATCATCACATAGTAGTTCAAATACAAATGACCGTGAACATCGTAGAAAGAAACGTATGATGATAAAGAAATTGGAGGATTGGTATGAAAAAGGACAATTAAAACAAAATTCACATTATACAATCGATTCTCCATATGATGACATCGAAGATGAATATGAAACTGTTATGGAAGATAAACGTAAAAAAGAAAGTATAAAATTACAAGGTTGGTGGTTTATGACATTTGTAAACTCAATTGAATATGCAAATTCCGCATTTAATCCATTTGATTTAAATTTAGATGGATGGGGTGAACAAGTCAGTGAAGACATTGAGAGTTATGATGAATTATTTGTTGAATTACATGATAAATATAAAGGGGGTAAAATGGCACCTGAATTATCATTGTTATTAAGATTGGGATTTAGTGCAGCCGTATTAAATTTCTCAAATAAAGCATTATCTTCCGCAACTCCTGCATTTAATGACGTTATTAAACAAAGTCCTGAATTAATGAAAGCATTTACAAATGCAACTGTAAATAGTATGAGTCAACAATCACCAGGATTTGAATTTGCAAATAATTTGATGCAAGAACAACAATCTCGTCCACGTGGACCACCACCACCATCTGCAGTTGAAACTAAAACACAAGTTCCACCTCAACGTCCAGGCATGACATATACACAACAACCTAATAATAGACCTGATATTAATGCTAGTAGAGGTGTTGATGTTAATAATAATTATCAAAATATAAATGCAAATGAACAACCTATGTATACCCCTCCTCAATCTACACAAACACGTCCTGAAATGAGAGGACCTCAAAATACAGATATTGATAACATTTTAGCTGGATTAAAAACTAAAACTGTAGATATTCATCAATCAAATGAAGATGATAATGATTCATTAATTTCAATTAGTTCATTAAAAGATATGCAAAATAATACAATGCCAAAAAAAACAAATAAACGTAAAAATAAATCAGATAAGAATATTCTCACATTAGATATATAATTGAATTAGACATATAAAAACATATATATATAATATAAAAATATATATTATATATTACTATTATGGAAATTTCTAATATATGCATAACGATTTTCAGTACATTATTTTTATTAAAAATAAGTAATAAACCTAGAATTCAACGATGTGTCAATAACATGGGTATGAATTCGATAGCATTATGTGGTAAGATTGTAAAGTCAAGTCGTACAATGTTAACCAATGTTTACAATTACAATATATATATTAAATCGATAACTGACATTTGTTTACATTCCGGTAAATTATTAATATCATTAGTATTAGACCATCAAGTTGAACCATTATATCAAAATTGGATAAGTGTAAGTTCAAATACAAAACTTGATACAACAGTTAATTATAATGGTATATTAAATATATCATTATTAACACAAGTTATGTGTTATAATTATAATGATATTATACTTAAATATAGATTAAATGAAGATTATGCATTAACATCAAACCCAATAAATTTACGCGACATTGATGATTACGAAGAAACTATATGTAAGTATGAACCAGAAAATTTAGTTGTATATAAACGAGATGATAAATATGTATATCGTATATACAATAATGGAATATCAATTCAAGCAATAACAATAGATAACATGTCATGTTTAATTAAATGTCCACAATGTTTATTATCAATTGAATATACTCATCCATTAATGAATAGTGGCATTAATATTCAAATAACTAAAAATGAATATTATACAAATAATGAAATATTATCACCAACATTTATTCATAGATATTTACATTATCAATCAAGCTCATTTATTTTCGATTATGATTATGTATTAAATATTATAGATAATAATATAAATGTATTTACATTAACTAGTAATCAATACATAAAATTAACCCATGATAATTATGATATTATGAACATAAAATCAGAACAAAACGACAGTAATGATAAATTAGATACTATAAATGAATTATCAAATGAATGTGATGACGATGTACCTCCACTTGAATTAGTAAATCCATCTGAATTAATTTCTGATGATATTGATTATAAATCAGATAGTGATGATGAATATATTAACATTAAAGAGCCTGACCGAATTATTTCATTCTTATATAAAATGTTTGCATAAAAAATAATATAAAGATTATTTTATTATATTATATACGGGAATGCAAATGAATACGGTGAGTATTTCACCCAAACTACATTTATTAAATGATAAATGGGATCTATATTATCATTTACCACAAAATAATAACTGGGATTTATCTAGTTATTCCATAATAAACAAATCAATTAATACGGCAGAAGATATAAAAATGTTATCTGAAAGCATTAATAGTAATGTAATCAAACATTGTATGTTATTTCTAATGCGAGATGGCATTACTCCAATGTGGGAAGATATAAAAAATCGTGACGGTGGATTCTTTTCATATAAAATTAGTAATCGTTATGTATACGACATATGGAAACAATTAATGTTGTTAACGTGTGGCGAATCACTATGTGTAAATCCATCACATAATAAACATATTAATGGCATTACAATTTCTCCAAAAAAACAATTTTGCATTGTTAAAATTTGGTTAAATTGCATTGATATACAAGACCCTAATATAATTGTACCAATAAACAATTTATTAAAACTCGGATGTTTATTTAAAAAACAATCACCCGAATATTGAACCTATACAATATACTCAAATAATATTAAATATTAAACATTCAATATTATCAAACTCGTGCGCATTATAATTATATTTCAAATACTTATGAAAATGGAGGTAATGGAGCCAAACATAATTTTATTTCACCCAATGAGGCAACATCATACTTTACAATTAATGGTAAATCGTTACCTAAATACATTTCTAAATTACTACATAATGGTGTACATTTTATAAAATGGCTTAAACTCTTTAATGAGAATTCACCTTGTATGACAGTAGATGCATCGGTTTTCTGTACAAATTCCATATTTCCATCTGATTCTGAACGATAAATGCGTGAACTTGCGAAATTTCCATCACATGAAAACATTAAATCATTTCCTACTGATTTAATTTCAATTCTATCTGAGATTCCATTCAAATCTCTAATTATTTTTTGAAAATCAGTAGTTGGTAAATTAATAATAGTAGAATATTCTACGTCAGGCACTACTAATTCTTCCATATCAGGTTCAATTAATCTTAATTTTTGACTATAATATTGTTTTATTTCACCATTGTCATATTGTAACCCTAAATGGGAGACAATTCCATCATGATAATCATTTTTATCAATATACATAGTTAATGTATCATCATTTGAGAGTGTGGAAATAACTTTAAATAGATGAAGTGTATTTGCACAAACGATTATCTTTTCTGGATTGCATTCAAAAAATTCAAAGTTACTTGCACGCAATGTAACATTTACCAATATAGTATGTGTTTTATCAAAATTTATTATTTTCATACCATTCTTAGTAAATGTAATTGTCGCATCAGTTAATATATCCTTAATTGCAGTAATCATATTACGAACCGGTTGTATTTGAACCGTTTTTATAGTCAACACATTATTATTATTATTCTGTGAATACATTTGTAATTAATTTATATTATATTTACGTTTGTTTTTATATTTGATTTACAATAAATATTATTTAGCATATTTTATTGCTACAATTTAATTGATTAGTACAAATATGCCCAAACATTATATTTAATAAATATATAATAATATATTAAAATGGCATCCAAAATAACATCAAGTAATTATGCAAACATTAATACTGCTATAACTGATTTTACAAAAACTGGCAAATATATTGGTGTCGGAATGACTATTTTTAACAATGAAGGTAAAACTGAAATTCACAATTCCATTCAAAATAGAATTGTCAAAGGTGTTATTCTAGGAAATTCTTATATTAACGAAGCTGGTGTAACTGTAAAACCATCAATTACTGTTACATTTTCCGATAGTACTAGTTTTAAAGCTATTGATGATGAAACTAATGCTTGGTATTCTCTTGAACCAAAACCTTTAGTAAAACGCACATTTTAAATAAATGTACCTAATAAATTAGATAATTATTACATTTATCTAATTTATCATAATTTGTGAAATTATTTAGTATCAATAAATTTAATGGTCTGTTTTTGATTTTTATCAGTAATCAAATGTCCAATCACTTTTAGAGGTTCAGTATTAAGTGATGCATTTTTGTAATTTTCTACATCGTATACTTCACGTTTTGCTTCATTTTGATTCTTAGAATCATTTAGTATATAATACTTATTATCAGTATATTTGAATTTTATACCAGACATTTCTACCAATTGTACATTTAAATCAGATTTTAATCGTTTATCAACTTCAATATTTGGATATGATGAAAAATCATTTGAACTAATTTCACCCAAGTTATAACATTTATGTGTATCGGTTAATCCATTTGATTTATAAAAACTACAATCTACAGCGGTTTGTTTAATTGAATCTAAGAATTCATTATTAATATGTTGTTTCATCAATGCAGATTCATATAATGATTCATCTGTTGCAATTTGTCTATTTCCATCTATCTTACTTACATCTTTATTTAATATTTCTATATTGGATTTCGAATATGTATTGAAATTTGATATATACAAGAATACTTTTACTGTCTGCATTTCAGGAGGCAATGCACTATGACTACATATACGACGAGCACGTCCAATTACTTGGTCTAATCTTACCATATGCCAATATGGTTCAATTAAATGTACATATCTCGTATTTAATAAATTAATGCCTTCAGCACCAGATGCAGTTATCATAATTACCTTTATTATATCACCCATTAAATTTGATTCAGCTCGACTTTTAAGTATAGATGATATACTACTTGGTACATAATCCCATTTTCCATTGTATATATTCAGAATTAACTCTTTCTCATCTACACTTTCAGTTCCTGTATGTAATACAAATCTAGGTTTACCAATTTCATCCTCAGTTTCATCTGGAAGTGTCCATTCATTATTTGTATAAATAAGTTTAAATTCTACAAATCCATTTTCAATTAAAACTCTACGTAATATACCAATTCCTTCTAGTGTTCTAAATGCACTATAAATTAAATGTAATCCATCATGTTCTGGATTTGTCACATTATCTATAATTCTTGCAAATTTAGGACTACAATACTTGCGTAAATTATCTTTCAATAAATAATTGATGTTTTGACTCGGATTCTCAATTGATGGTGAATTTGTTAATTTGTCAATTGTCATATTAACTCTATCTGAATATTGAATGTTAGTATCAATCTCAGGTTCATTATCAACTTCATTTATAGGTTTAATTGATTTATTAACACCATCATTATCTAATTCATTATCAATACTCAAATCCATTTCTGCTTCAGTCTCTTCATTATTATTTGCATTGCCGAAATTTATATTATTCATTTTAGGACGTTTTATATGCATTGGAAATACGAAATTACATGCAGCACGTGAGAATATACGATATGAAGATGTAATCTTATATACATCATCTGGATTATGATGTTTCATTTTACGTGATTGTGATTCTTTATCCAATTCTGCTTTACGGATTTCTACATATGAATCAAATTGTAATTTAGACATTTCTATATATTCTATATGATAATTTTCTTGATTTTCAGTTAGTTCGATGCGTGGTAATAATTGTTCAAGAGCACTTCTAAAATATGAAGTTAATCCCAATATTCTACGTTGAAATAATTCTACGTTTTTAAAATAATGTGCATCTTTATCGGAAAGTACAATTTGTTTATCACCTGCTATAAATAACTTCATAAATTCATTTGGGTCATCCGGTAATGCAGTATAATTATTAACAGTTATTTTATGTTTATCAATGTTCAAATTATTCGATTTTTCAGTTAATACATTTAATACACCTGATAAAAAGTCTTCATTTGAAATATTACCTAATTCATCTAATGTTACACCATTATAATTATCTAATACTTTTGATTTTCCACCATTCATACTAAGTTTGAGTGTATTATTAGTAATGTCAGGTTTTCGTTTACGAGTCGTGCCTTTAATTACGCCTTTCTTCTGTGTATTTACAAATCCATATGGATTACGTGTAATAGTTAACATATTTCCACTTACATTTACATAATCAAATGTTCGTACATTAGCATTATCTAATAATTGCAATACCTTATCTGTATTTAACTTAGATGCACCAGTTAATTTAATCGGGATTGACCATGTTGTTATATATCCTCTCAATATATTAAACAATACACCTAATTCAGACGGACTATTTATAATAGGTGTTCCTGATAAGAATACGATTCTTGCATTAGTTGCATTCATTAAATTATGATATAATCTATATGATATCGAATCACGTGATTTTAATTTATTTACTATTCTACTCACAAAATTATGAGCTTCATCTATGACAATAACAGAATTATCAAATGGATTTATTGTATTATTTTGAGTAATTTCCTGCATTTTTTTTTCATTTAATCCATTATAATTCAGACTAGTATACTTAATGCGTATCATTTCATCAATTTGAGAATCAACTGATTGTTTTTGTTGGGTTGATAGTTCAGCAAAATTTGATGGTTCATTTATATTAACTAACCATGCACCATTATTCTCATTTATATAATCAATCGGTAATAATAATGCTTTTGCTAATACATCTATATAATCAGGTTTACCAACAGTAGATATAAATTCCCAAAATTGATTCTTTTTATACAATGCATCTCCACATATCTTCATTTCATTCATAAAATTCTTATTTAATGAAGCTGGTGTCATAATAAATACATGTTTATCAGTTTTCATTCCTTCTGCAATCGTAATTGATGTACATGTTTTACCTGAACCTAGACCATGATATAATAATAATCCTCTATATGGGGAATATAAATTCAAATATTCAGCTACTATTTTTTGATGCGACATTGCAGCGAACTCATTTGATGAATTACGATTATCACATGAAATAATTTCCATCTGAGATTTTAAATCACCTTCAAATGGTTTAAATAATTCTGATAATTGTTGTGAGTATTTTTTACGATTTTCCATATAATACACAGGCGTTTTCAAATCTACACGGTTTCCCTTTAAAACCATTGGATTTCTCTTAGGTAATCGACTACTTACAGGAAGTGTTCTAATTATAGTTGTGTCTAAATCAACATCATTACGAATCGGTAATGCTGGTTTTATTTTTAATTTTATTTTTCTACCACGTTTTACTGGTAATTCATCATTTACAGGTTTATATTCTATATTGTCATCATCCAAATTAATTATTTCAGTTGTTTCATTCGGAATGTCCATGTCTACAATGCCATCTACGTTAGTTTGAATCGATTTAGTAACATTGTCCTTCGGTTTTATAATAAGTTTTCGAGCAGTAGGAATAGGAATAATAGTAGGTTGTGTTACCTTGATTTTAGTAAATGCAATTGTTGGTAAATTTGCGGATATACGATTTAAAATATAATCACGATTTATTGAATTGTTATTCATTTTATTCACTATTGCAATTGTCTTATTTATCTTTACATTTCCACTATTAAATTGTTCAGGTGGGTTATATTGTTTTAAAGCATCTAAATTACCTTCTATTAAATTAGACGACATGTTGTATATAATATAGTAAGTTTATTATATTATATTAGTACAAAATATATTTACATATATACCATTAACATCGATTTACATATTTATTTAATTTTAAGATAGATGCTTCACTAGCTACTTGTTCAGCCTTCTTTTTAATTTTATGGATACCTTCTCCTAAAAATATGAATATTTTACCATGAATTGACATGTAATCATGTATTGCATTAAATGATGAAAATGTATCTATATCAATTGAATTGCTATGTGAAGTCATGTGTATAGGTTGACCCAAACATATATATACACCCATTCTATATCCAGATTCCACTGTATATGATGATATTTCCACATATTCAGGAGTTATTTTGAACTCTTTCTGTATAATAACCTGCAATATGTTTTTGTAATTATCATCATTTTTTATTAAACTAATCCAATCTACATGTTGTTCAAATACATTTGAAATAAATAATTGAGCCATTTGAAATCCAGGACCTGTAATAAATTCATTTTTAAACCATCCTTCCTCATCATTTACCTGAATCTTATTGAAATCTAAGAATAAAGCACCTAAAAATGCTTCGAATAAACATCCTAATTTCTTTAAATTTGTACGGGTTTGTTTACTTTCTGCATGTTTAGATAATATTAACCATTGATGTAAACCCATTTCATATGCTATGCGTCCAATCGATTCATTTTTTACTAATGCGATTTTTTTCTCAGTCATGAATCCTTCATTTTCTTTAGGAAAACGCATATATAAATTAAATTTGCAAATACATTCTAATACACCATCACCTATAAACTCTAATCTTTCATTCGATTTTTTAAATAATCCAATGCAATTGTCAGGTTTAGCTACGATTGTAATATTATTTTGTTCATTTCCAATATTAGGTCGTCTAATATAAGATTTGTTAATAAATGCACGTTTCCATAATTCATAATTTTGAATCTTATAATTAACACCATATTTCATTAATATTCCCTCAATGTCCGCCTTCGTAATTTGTTTATTTAGGGGGTTATACGGGTCAAATATATATACATCACTTCCATTTAATTTTCTTTCCATGCGAATATCATCATCTAGATTCATGTTATTCAATAAATAATATGAATTCTATTAATAATAATACATATTTATTTTTATATTGTTTTTTTTAAATATCAAATAATATATTTAGTTATTATATATTATACAAAATGGTTTATAGTCAAACAAAACGTACAAGTTCTATTTCATCTTTAATTAATCAAAATCAAGGTGGTGGAAATATAAAAGCAGGTTTACCATATCAAATTGGTAGAGAGACAAATTCTTCTATTGCATTACGTCATACATCACAATATTTAATGGCATTACAAAAACCTAAAACAACATCTACTATAATATCCAGAAATATTGGTATGAGATTCACAATGCGTTAAGATGTTATATATTTTTATTATTTTATATAAATAATGATATAGTATTATTTATACTATATCATATATCCAATGAAACTCATTTTTGACATTCGTGAAAATGATTTATATAATAAATGTAATGCAATCGAATTAAACCATCCATCGTCATCTATACACTTATCAAAAGAAACATTAATTCTTGGTGATATTCTATTAAAATCCGATGATGACAAAGATGTATTATTAATTGAACGGAAATCATTTAGTGATTTACTTGCTTCTATTAAAGATGGACGATATGAAGAACAATCTTATCGATTATTGAATAGTAGTGGATTTAGACCACATTCTATGATATATTTAATAGAAGGGATGTTTTCACAACTTCATAATAGCTTTGATAAAAAAATCATATATTCATCTATGACTTCGTTAAATTTCTTCAAAGGGTTTAGTGTGCATAGAACATCTACTATATTCGAATCTGCTGAATGGATACTATCACTCGCTAATAAAATCGACAAAGAGTTAAAAAAAGGTAAACTTCCATATTATCTTACTACGCCATACACACAATATATTAACCCAAATGTAGTTGATTGTAATGACAATGTGATTGAGTCTACTCAAAATGATACGATGATGTTATCTAATACAGATTACTGTAATGTAGTGAAAAAGGTGAAAAAGGACAATGTTTCACCTGATAATATTGGAGAAATTATATTATGTCAAATTCCTAGCATAAGTTCTGTTACCGCGATTGCTATTATGAAAAAATTTAATAATTTTTCACATTTTATATTTGAATTGCAGAATAACAAAGATTGCCTTGCCAATATTACTACTGAAAATAATGGCAAAACTCGTAAAATCAGTAAATCTGCTATCGATTGTATTTATCGATATTTAATACAACCAATTGAACCAATTTAAATATACATATTTATAAAAAATCTTTTGGCAATGGCCCTGCAGTAGGAATTGATGGGAAAAAATTTACATTTGTTGAGAATAATTTAGGTTTTGTTATTTCATTTCCTTCATATTTACCGGATTCAATCATTTGTTGAGTATATGTATTTCCAGCCCAATTTGAATCCATTGGATTGTCACTAATACGTTTTACACCTGTCGATGCATGAATATTATCAATGTTAGTATATACACCTACTTCAAATCCATGTGCATCAAATCCGGGATATGATTCTTGATTATATTCTTTATTATCACGACTAGAATCTATATGTTTCATTATTTCTAATGGTATAGGTGTTTCATCTATTTGTAATCCTCCTTGTAATTCAAATGGACTTGGACGTGACCTATATACCGCCGTACCTTGTGTATTTGTTTCTTTATTTACGAATAACACTGGGCAATCAATGCCTTTTTCTCGCTGAACTTCTAAATAATTTATATATTCGTCTAAATTATAAAATGGAATCGGATTATTATCATCAATTGGTAATGTGGTATTATATAACATCAACGAATTTCCATGTTGAACTAATAAATCCGGACAAGAATCATTTTTTTTATTTTCCATAGGTTCCATAGTTTGTGGATTCTGATAATCAAAATATAAAGTAATATGCAACCCAAGAATAAATGTAACACATAAAAATATTATAAATACAATTCGTATATTAGAGAGTTTCATTGACCTATATATATATTATATTTGGATTATATTTATTAATAACTATTTAGTATATATATATTATATAATTGAATAAATGGTAAAATCAATCAAAAATAAACCTAAAAATAACACCAAAAATAACACCAAAAATAAACCTAAACCTAAAAATAAACCTAAACCTAAATCCAAACCTAAATCCAAATCCAAATCCAAATCCAAATCCAAATCCAACTTAAAATTAAATAACAAATTAAAACGTGAATTGAATAAACTATTAGTGCACAATGACAATGTACCAATTTATAATGACAATATGCAAATTTATAATGATGTACCAATTCATATGGATAATAATAATATACCAAGCAATATGGATAATAATATATCAAGTAATGTAGATGACAACGTCGACTTGTCCGCATATAAAAATGTAGTGTTCTTGGCATATAGTGATTCATGTAGTTATTGTAATGCAATGATGCCTATGTGGAAGAAAATGAAAAAACAACATCAGGATGACCCTGAATTGAACCGAAATATTTATATAAAAGATATTAATTCTAAAATAAATACAAATAATGAATTGATAAAACTGAATAAACTATTATATCCACATTCTACTAAGATTGCTATCGATGGATTTCCAACAATTGGACGTGTCAATAATGGTTCATATACCCAATATGGTGGAGGTAGAGATGTAGACTCTTTAATGAAATGGTTACATGGAATGACCAAATAAATTACATATATAATAATATTTTCACGATTATTATATACAATATTATGAAAAATTGAAACCATTTTTTATAATTAATTTAAACATATACTTAACTTACTTAAAATACTTAACATAATTAACATAACACACTTGACATATAAAATAATTTATAATTTATTTTAACATGGCTAATAAACACACTGTTAAACCTACAATTATTAAGTCATTTCGATTAATTGATTTCCATATTTATGATGAAGTAGTTGTCGATTATGATGACACAGGTGATAATACACAATCAACCGACGACAAACAATTGATTATACAAATGTTTGGAATTAATGAACGTGGTGAAACATTTTGTATGTATGTAAACGACTATTTACCATTCTTCTATATTAAAATTGGAGATAATTGGAAATCTGGCATGGTAGATGGGTTTATAAACGAATTAAAAAATAAGAAAAACCTAAACAGACGATATCAAACATCATTAGTTTCATATGAAATTGTAGATAAACATAAATTGTACGGATTTGCAGGTGGAAATACACACAAATTTATAAAATTATCTTTTAAAAATATAGAATCAATGAATAAATATAAGAATCTCTGGTATGTATACAACTCTCCAGAAGAAACTAAAAACGTGTCATATAAAACACGTGTAAATATTAAATATAAAGGCATTGCCATTGAATTATATGAAAGTAATATACCACCATTGTTACGTTACTTCCATGTTAATAATATAAGTCCATCTGGATGGGTTTCATTTAAAACAAATCGAGCAATTAAATCGCCAATTTCAACCACTACATGCAAATTTGAATACACTTGCTCTGTCGTTGATTTAATTCCGATGCCTGATAAAGAAACGCGTGTTCCTTATAAAATATGCAGTTTTGATATTGAAGCAAATAGTAGTCATGGAGATTTCCCGATTCCAATTAAATCGTATAAACGAATGGTTTCTAATATGGTCGATGTATTTATAAAACAATCCAAATATATTGATGTTAAAAAAGGCAATCAATTAATTACTAAAATTATTCTAACTGCATTTGGGTATGATAAATTTGATGATATTGACATTGTATATCCAAAAAAACAACCATCTAAGTTGACCGTTGAATCTATGATTATTTCATTAATAAATAAAACAATTCAAGAGATTGAATCAAATTCTACATCTACCAATGGTACACGCTCATTAACAATTGACGATGCATTCAATAAAATGAGGAATAATAATGATGAATATGGTGGCAAAGATAATGATAGTGATACAGAAGATAATGACTGTTCAGATAATGTTAGTTCTTATAAAAAAAAACAAGCACGCGTAGAAACTGGAATTAAATTAATTGACATATTATTAAGTAAAACACATGATAGAGATTCTAAAATACAAATAACAAACACTGTCATTACTAAATTATTTCCATCACTAAAAGGAGATGAAGTTACATTTATAGGTTCGACATTTATCAATAATGGCGAAACAGTTCCATATTTAAATCATTGTTTAGTAGTGGGTTCATGTGATGATGTACATGGCGTGCATATTGAAAGTGTGGCAACTGAAAAAGACATGTTATTAAAATGGGTTGACTTAATACAAACTGAAAATCCAGACATTATTATTGGATATAATATATTTGGGTTTGATTATGAATTTATGTTTAGACGAGCAGAAGAGAATCAATGTGAACGCGAATTCCTATTATTATCGCGAATCAAAAACAAATTATGTGCAAGTGCGACTCGAGAATACCCTAATATATTAAATATTGAACATATGACTATGAAGATTGCTAGTGGGGAATATGATTTGCGATATGTAAATACACCTGGACGATTACAAATCGATATGTATGCATATTTTAGAAGAGATTTTAACTTATCATCATATAAACTTGATGATGTTGCTGGACAGTTTATATGTGACAATATTGTTAAACTTAAACATACTAATTGTGAATCATTTGGTGATGTTACCGAATTATATAGTAAGAATCTAATGGGATTAAATGTAGGTGACTTTATTCATATTGAATTATCAGGATTTACTTCTGATTATTATAAAAATGGTTATAAATTTAAAGTATTAGACATTGAATATGACCGTTTTGAACTAGAAACTATAAAGGGTAAAGAATGTACTAATAAATATAATATTATTACGGTTGGTGGACATCATACAATTGATGATATTAAAACAATTAAATGGTGCATGGCTAAAGATGACGTTTCACCTCATGATATTTTCAGATTATCAAATGGTAGTTCAAGTGACCGTGCGATTGTTGCTAAATATTGTATACAAGATTGTAATCTAGTGCATCATTTAATGAATAAAATAGATGTAATTACTGGATATATTGAAATGGCTAGAATTTGCAGTGTTCCCATTAATTTCCTAGTATTCCGTGGACAAGGTATTAAATTGACAAGTTTTGTTGCAAAGAAATGTAGAGAAAAAAATACATTAATGCCTGATTTAGAAAAATCATTTGAAGCTGATGGATATGAAGGGGCAATCGTATTGCCACCTAAATGTTCTATGTATATGGACAATCCAGTTGCATGTGTTGATTATTCATCATTATATCCATCGTCTATGATTAGTCAAAATTACTCACATGATAGTAAAGTGTGGTCAAAAGAATATAATTTAAAAGGTGAACTTGTTAATGTTACAGGAGAACGTGATAAAAATGGCAATTTCATATACGATAATTTACCAGGTTATCAATATATCAATATCGAATTTGACCATTTTAAAAACATTAGTAAAACACCTAGTCGATTTGAAAAAACAAAGGTTGGTAAAATGGTATGTAGATGGGCACAGTTTCCAGATGATAAAAAGGGCATTATGCCATCTATATTAGAAGAACTTCTACAGGCAAGAAAAAATACTCGTAAATTAATTAAATCTGAACCTGACCCATTTATACAAAATATATTAGATAAACGACAATTGGGTTATAAAGTAACTGCAAATTCATTATATGGTCAATGTGGTGCACGTACATCGACATTTTATGAGAAAGATGTGGCTGCATCAACTACTGCAACGGGCAGAATGATGATTATTTATGCAAAACGAATTATTGAAGAAATATATGGAAATATGATATATGAAACTGTTGCACATGGACCGGTCAGAACCAAAGCGGAATATGTATATGGAGATAGTGTTGCTAATTATACACCGGTGTTTATTCGAGTACATTATTCACACATTGAATGTATAACCATTGACAATTTATCAACCAAACACGGCAATAATAACTGGATTTTATGTTCTGAAAATGGAAAACAAGATAAAGAATATTGTGAATTAAACGACATCGAAACCTGGACTGAAACTGGATGGACTAAATTACATAGGATTATTCGACATAAACTTGCAACTCATAAACAAATGATTCGAGTATTAACACATACTGGACTAGTTGATGTTACAGATGACCATTCGTTACTCTTATTAAATGGCAACGAAATATCACCTAATAATGTTATTGTTGGCACTGAACTTATGCATCATCCTAACCCTAACCCATCTATTAATGTCGATGACAAATTTATTACCGAAGATGAAGCACAAATTATGGGATTCTTCTTTGGAGACGGCAGTTGTGGATTATATGATTGTCCATCAGGCAAAAAATCGTCTTGGGCATTAAATAATGCATCTCCTGATATTATATCAAAATATTTATCATTATGTAAATCTGTTTATCCACATATAGGATGGAATGCATTGAATACTATCAACAGTTCCGGTGTATATAAAATTTGTCCAAAATCTAATAAATATGGAGATATTGTTCAATTTGTATCAAAATATAGGGAATTGTTATACTATGAAAAATCTAAAATAATTCCACAAATAATAATGTCTAGTTGTGAAACGGTTAGAGAAGCTTTCTTCACTGGTCTATATGATGCAGATGGTGATAAAGATGTTAATGGTTATACACGAATTGACCAAAAAAACCAAATTAGCGCTGCACATATATGTTGGTTAGCATCCAGTTTAGGTTGGAAAACATCCATTAATACTCGTGAAGATAAAGATAATATATATAGAATTACAATGACGAAACATAAACAACGTAAAAATCCAAATTGTGTAAAAAAAATGAAAAATATTGAGTATGACGGGTATGTATATGACTTAACTACATCTAATCATCATTTTGCAGCTGGCATTGGGAATATGATTGTACATAATACCGACAGTGTATTCTTTACATTTAACTTGGAACATCCTGAAACTGGTGAAAAAATCAAAGGTAAACCTGCTCTTGAATTGACAATTGAACTTGCACAAGATGCTGCTAATTTATGTACTAAATTCTTAAAGCCACCAATGGGATTGGAATATGAAAAAACATTGATGCCATTTATATTGTTATCTAAAAAACGTTATGTTGGAATGTTATATGAAACTGACCCAAATAAAGGTCATTTGAAATTTATGGGACTTTCAATCAAACGTCGTGATTCATGTGATTATTTAAAAGATGTTTATGGTGGAATTTTAAATATACTAATGAAAGAAAATAATATACAATCTGCAATTGAATTATTAAATCATTCATTAAATGAACTTGCATCCGGCAATGTTAGTATGGATAAATTAACAATTACAAAAGCATTACGTAGTGGATATAAAAACCCACTTCAAATTGGACATCAAGTATTAGCTGAACGAATTGGTAAACGTGACCCTGGTAATAAACCGAAACCAGGTGACCGTATGCAATTTGTATTCATAGTTAATGATAAACCAAAAGCATTGATGGGTGATAAAATTGAAACTACTGAATTTATTATAAACAATAAATTAAAAGTAGATTATACACATTACATTACAAATCAACTTATGAAACCATTGCAACAATTATTTGGATTAGCAGTTGAACTTATATGGGAATCTCAAGGAAAAACATCTGCTATTAAAACATATCGTAAAGATATAATAAAAATGGAAAAAGAATATACCGACTTAGAAGTATTTATGAAAAAGAAAGAAAAATACTGCTCAGCTAAAGTAAAAACATTATTATTCGATAATGCATTAAATAAAATATATAATCAAAAAAATAACATTCAACAAATAACCACATTCTTTAAATAACATCATAATTCGTATATAATTTAATCAAAAAAACAAAAAACAAAAAAACAAAAAACAAAAAACAAAAAATATATATTGTAAATATTTATATATATTTTTTTATTACACATCATCTACCATATCCTCATCCTCATCCTCATCATCATATGTATTTACATATCCATCTAAATATGGATTATATGAACTAACCGGACTAATTACATGATCTCTAATGTCATATCTACATACTGGACAATTTACGTTTGTTCTAAACCATGTATGTAATGATTCATGGTTAAATATATGACCACATGTTTTGATTCGTATAACCGTATCATTTTCATTAAAATTGTCTAATGATATTGGACATGTTATTACATTACCATGTTGTTCAATTGAATAACTTACAAGTTCAGTTGCATTCGCAATTTCATTTAATGTAGGATGCACTAATACATCGGTAAATAAATTTGCAAATTCATTTAAATTACTACTATTATCATCAACATTTCCTGCATGTCTTAGCATATATGAAATTAATGATAATGTGGTTAATGATTGATTATTTTGAGTGGTTTCGGGTTGTATATTTAATGGAGTAGGAGGAGGAGAAGGGGGAGATGTCACCCCGTGTGGATTACATAAGAATGTATTCATATTTTGTTGGTAATCTCTCATAACACATTGATATTCCATCATTATTTCATTAAATTCTTGGATATTATTACCACGTGCATAACGTTGACGTATGCCACGATGCCATAGACGTGAATTTGATTGATTCATATGATATTATATATATATTAGAATGTAATGATACTATTTTATCTTGGTTTATCATAAACTATATAATTCTATGTTATTTATTAGATAAATATGTCATAATCTCTCAATGTGTCTTTTTAAATTTGATTCATAATATTATAAAAGAGAATTGATTTATAATATTCTATGTGAAGTGTACATTACATCATAATGATTTTCAAATCATCATTTGCATTTTTGATATTTATTTATCAAATTAAAAATAGAACATTGAGAGAATGAAACAAATATATGAAATAAAAAGAGTGATATTTCATGTTATTTATTAGTTGTAGATTGTCATAATCTCTCAATATGTCTTTTTAAATTTGATTCATAATATTATAAAAAGAGATTTGATTTAAGTTTATTCATTGTATATGCTTTACAGATTCTACCATATCTATTTGGATAATGTAGATTTTTTTGTATTTACACATCTAAACTTGGTGTTTCTCGTTTGATTCGGTTTGCATTTATTCACACATCTTTTAGTACTTGCATTATAATCTTTATTTTCAGGACATGA